AGACGTGTGCTCTTCCGATCTCCGAAAAAAACGAATATTCGCACCCACACGACGGCTTACAATATGCCCTTATCGGTGCCGGAGAATATAACGAAACCATGGGCAGAAAATCCCGTGGCGAACAAAAAATAACTATAGCTCAAACTAATTTCAGGATTTTTAGATAATGCAAAAAGCCAATATAGAAAAAGAAAAAGTATTTGTACTGTTTATGCCGCACAGCGTTGATGATGACAAAACCTTATTCCAACGGCTATTTGTTTGGTTCTTAAATCACTTCAAACCTAATTTTTCACACGTCGTCATTTTCAAGAAAAGCAAGATAACCGGCGGCTACATCGAAATCAACTGCTGCTCTGACAATTTCAAAGTCGAAGAATGGACAACAAAAAATTTCTTTAACCTTTTAACCAACCCTAAAATTACCAGCAAATTGGTTGAGGTTAAACCAGGAATCGTAAAGGCTAAAGGCCTGATTACTTGCGTGAGTATCGCAAAGCATTACCTCGGTATCTGTGATAAACCTTTAATTATCACACCGTATCAACTTTTCAAATATTTGGAGAAAATTTATGGGAAGCAAAAAAAAGGCGAAAGCAGCACCGGCTCCAACGCCGGATTACACAGCCATTAACGAACAAAAGTTAAGAGAGCTGGAAGAGGCCGATAAATATCGGCGTGAACAAGCTGCCCGGCGAAATAACCGCGGCAGCAACGGTAAATCAGTTTTATCTTGGGCGGGGCGTAAAAATGGGAAGTAAAAAGAAAAAAGCCCTTTGGGCGCTTAATTATACCAATGCCTATGGCAAAACCATGCTGAAAAGCGAAAAGGCAGCCATTGACAAACACAATGAAACCAACAAAGCCGAGGGCGCACAGAAAGACAAAAACTGGGTTGCCGAAAGACAATCCGTTGCCCAAAAAAACGGAACCGTTGAATACAAATCCATTATTCGCAAGCACCGGGACGAAATCGGCAGCATTTTGGGCGTGAAAAGGTAGGTTTTAATGGAAGAAGCAAAACAAGTTCTAAGCAAATTCAAAAAAGCCGAAAAAAACAAGACAGACAACAGTTTTTTCAGCAAACTTGAGGAAGCTTACAAATACTGTTGCCCGCGGCGCTACAACCAAAACACAAAGGTTGAAGCTGAAATATACGACAGCACGGCGGTTTTCGCCGTGCAAAGTCGTGTTGCGGCCAATCACGACAGTCTTTTTCCCGCTTTTCGCGAATGGATCGGCGAAGAAGCTGTTACAAAATATCAAGACGCCGATAAATTATTTATTGAACGGCAGATTAAAGAACGTCTGGATAAGGCTCATAAAGCTATTGAGTTGTCAAACTTTCATATCGAAATCGAAGATACATTAACTGACACTATGTTTTCGGACGGCGCAATTTTGGTGTTTCCTGGAACTCCGGAATGCCCTCTGCATTTCCAAGCTGTCGATTGGTTCGATTTTTATACCCTAAACGATATGAATGGCGAACCAAACAATAATTTTCTTAAAAGAAAATTAACAATAGAAAATATCCGATATAATTGGCCCAAAGCCAGATTGGACAATTACACGCAAAATAAAAATGCGGAAGAAATCGAATGTATGGATTGTTACACATACGATGAAGTAAAGAAAATCTTTACTTACAGCGTTTTTATCGGCGAAGATCGAATTTTTGAAAGCGAACAGAAATCAAGCCCCTGGGTTATTTTTAATCAAAAACGACGAGCGAAAACTAAAATCGGCTGGGGAGCTGTCCTGGATAGTATGCCGGATATTCAAACAACCAATAAAATTGAAGAATATTTACTTCGGCATGCCGCTATTGGCGTTGCCGGAATCTGGCAGGCCGACGATGACGGCGTATTAAATACCGAAAATATTAAACTTGTTCCCGGAGCAATTATTCCCAAGGCTGTCGGCTCAAACGGATTGCAGCCGCTTCACACCAAAACCGACCTTAATCTTACCCAGTTTGTTCTTTCTGAACAAAAAGAAAATATTAAAAAAGCCGTTCAAGGTTCCGCCCTGCCTAGTTTTTCTGACGGCGTCCGCACCGCCCAGGAATACCAAATGCGTGACGCAGAACTTAAAAAGACAGAAATTCCGATCATGCTTCAGCTGGCACAAGGGTCAAAACGTCTAATGAAGCGGATTTTTGACATCTTGCAGTCCAACCAGATGAAAGCATCGGAAATGTTCTGTAAACCGGTTGCCGACAGTAATGGAAAAAGAATTCAAACTTCCTTTACCAGCCCGCTAATCCGCATGAAAGACCAAATCGAAATGAAAACAAACCTCCAGGTTATGGCTACAGCCGCGCAGGTTTTCGGAACCGCTGCCTACGACGTCATTGATCAAGATGAGTTTTTGCGTGACTTTTTCTTGAAAAACAATTTTACGCCGGAACTCATCCTCGAGGAGAAAGAAGTTGAAGCAAACAGAGAGCAAAAACAGCAGCAAAATATTAGACTGGCTCAAGCCGGGGTCAAAGAAACCAGACCGAACCCGGGTAATGTCAGCCTATCAAATCTTTAAGACAACCGACGGAGATATTGTCTTACAAGATTTAGCAGCTCACATCTTTGGCCGAATTATTACTGACGAAACCAGCGATTCGGCCTTACGAGCCTGGGCCGGAGAAATAAAAACTTTAAAATATATCTTAAACAAAATTTATAAGGAGTAAAACAATGGATAATGAAAACACCAATCCGGAAAATGAAAATACCAACGGCAGCGAAAACAATGGAAACGTAGAAAGATTTGTTGAACGCGGCAGCGAACGCCTGGCCGTTCCTGAAAATTTCTGGGATAAAGAAAAAAATGCGCCGGACACTTTTGCTATTCTTAAATCGGCCATGGATTATCGTAACCAGTTAGGCGAAGATACCAGTCCCAAAGACGGCGTCTATCAAATCAATATTCCGGAAGAATTGAAATCCAAGCTGCAAGCTGACACGGAAGACCCGCTTTATAAAGAATTTTGTAAGATTGCTAAAGCAAAGCGCATGAGCCAAAAGGAATTCGATAGCATTTCCGCCATGTATTACAAAACGCTCGCCAGCAATATTCAGGAATTTGACAGCGATGAATATATGGAGAACGAAGTCAGGCTGGCTAAAGAAAAGTTCGGCGATGATCTGGATAAAGTTAAGCACCGCATTGAAAACTTTGTCAATAATTCCGGCATTACCGACAAGGACATTCTTAATGAAATCGGCTTTTTGCAAACAAGCGCTGCCGGCATTGCTTTGCTTGATTATATGCTTTCATTGCGAGGAGAACCTATGCCGCAAACCGACGGCGCCGGCGGGGTCGGAACCCTTAGCCGTGACGAGCTGATGAAATTAATGCAGGAACCAGGCTATCAGGACGGAACGGATAAAGCGCTGATCGAAAAAGTAACCGAAGGTTTTAAACAGCTTTATAAAACTTATTAAAAAATATCAACTGCAACATTTTTATTGTTGACATTTTGTTGTCACTTATCTATGCTTGTTGTCAGGAAGCGGCGGTTATCGGCTCCTAATCGCACCAGAAAAAGTAAGAATGCTATTATTTTAGTGCCCTTACAATGCGAATAGCACCCAGATAATTTAACCGCTTCCCCAACGGCATATCCTAGCCAGACCCGTTGAGTAAAGGCTCAATTTTAACAGATTGAGAGATACTCGACGGTTTTATTTTCCCCCATACAAAAATCAAAAAAGTAGCTCTCAAAAAAAATTAACTTTTTTTGAAGAGGATTTTTCTTATGCCTACAGATATTTCAGTTGCTTTTATTAAGCAGTTTGAAGCCGAAGTGCATACAAAATATCAGCAGCAGGGTACCCTGCTGCGTAATACCGTACGCACCAAAAATAACGTCAGAGCGAAATCAACCACATTCCAGATTATCGGCAAAGGCACCGCCAGCACCAAAACACGCCATGGTACCATTACACCGATGAATCTGGAACATTCAAACGTCGAGGTCACTCTCGCCGATTACTATGCCGGCGAATGGGTCGACAAATTGGACGAGTTGAAAACCAATATCGATGAACGCGGTGCTGTGGCAAAAGCCGGCGCGTATGCTCTCGGTCGCAAAACCGATGATCTTATTATCGCGGCACTTGACAAAGCTACCAACGTTATTGACGGCACAACCTCCGGAATGACGCTCGCTCTTGCCTTAGAGGCCTTTGCCGCCATGAATGAAAAAGAAGTCCCCGACGACGGCGACAGATATGCTGTTGTATCTCCGCTGATCTGGAACCAGCTTTTGTTGATTAAACAATTTGCCGATTCTGATTACGTCGAAGACAAACCTTTCATGAAAGGCAAACAGTGCAAAAAATGGCTGGGTATTAACTGGATGCAGCACAATGCACTTCCCAAATCAAGCGGCGTTGTCAGCTGCTTTATGTATCATAAATCAGCTATTGGTCACGCCTCCGGCTGCGATGTTACTTCCGACATCACCTGGCACGGCGATCACGCGGCCCACTTCATCAACAATATGATGAGCCAGGGCGCCGGCATGATTGATAATGACGGAATTATCAAGATTAAATGCGCCGAAAAGCCGACCACGACTACGACCCCGACGCCGTCTGACCCGGACGACACTCAAGGTTCGTAAAAAAAACAATAAATAAGGCGGGAATACTGCCCGCCTTATTTTTTTTAGGAAGACAACACAAATGGCAATCAACGACACAGACATCAGCATTTGTTCAAACGCCCTGGCTACCATTGGAGAGGAGGGTATTACTTCTTTTGATGAGGGAACAACCCAGGCCAAAATCGCCAAACAAAAATATTTGCAGTGCAAACAAAATCTTTTATCTCTCTACCCATGGGTCTTTAATGAAAGCGAAGTCTACTTGGCCAGAATAAACGCTTCTCCACTGGCAAAATATAAATACCTTTATGAAAAACCGTCTGATTGCTTAGTCGTACGAACGGTTAAGGACGGATCCAGCGTAGTTGATTATCGTTTTAATAACGGGAAAATCAATACTGACGCCGAAAAACCCACTGTTGTCTATTCGGCAAATGTCAAAGAAGCCGATATGCCGCCTTATTTTGTTTCGCTGCTGGTTGATTTGCTCGCTCGCGACTTTCTGATCCCAATTACCGGGAAACATGATGATTATAAAATTTTTGACAATGTTTTCCAAAACTCTTTCGCTCTCGCCAAAACTCTCGACGCTAAAAGCAAAACCCCCAGTTTTGTTGATACAAGCCTGCTGTTGGGAGTACGTTCGTGAGAAAACAACCGCAAAGACAATATTCTTTTACCGCCGGACAGCTCGACCAATCTATGATTGCCCGCGCGGATCTTGAACATTATCTCAAAGGCGCTTTAACGCTGCATAATGTTGTCTGTATGCCTACCGGCGGCGTAACGCTACGCGGGGGACTTGTCCGCGACTTTGAAATAACTGACGGTACCGACGGCGTCCGCCTGGGTATATTTGAGGTTTCTCCGGAAGTCGGGCTGCTCACCATTTTTACAGAAAAAAAACTAAAAATCTACCAAAGCGTGGCTCTTAAAGGTGAAATTACCACCGAATACATCGGCGCAGATCTGCGGGATCTAGATTTAAATCAAAAAATGGACACAATGATCATTACGTCCAAATATTACAAATTTATGGAATTGCTGCGCCAAGGCTCAAACGAAAGCTGGGGATTTAGTAAAATTGACTTAACACAAGCGCCAAAATATACTTACCCTGATACAACCGGCGGTAAAAATGATATTCAGCAAATAAAATTCCGGAATTTTCAAAACGGCGACTCTATCCGGATATCTTTTGACGGAGAAAAAACGCTTTCCGTTATTTTTGACGGATCCGCAACCGTTATGGCCGATCGCATAAAAAGCGCCATTAACGGATTACCAAATATTGATAAGGAAAAAGGCGGCGTCACGGTTATTGTTATCACCGCCGGCTCATGTTATCAGGTAGAGTTTGTCGGAACCGACGGAAAACAAGATCAGCCGGACTTAATTTGCGCCATTGAAGAACAAGCCTCCACCAACGAGCAGGTTATTGTTAAGTGCATTCAGGAGGGTGAGCCTCCTCTTGAAGATTTATGGAGTGATACTCGCGGCTATCCTTTTTCCAGCTGTCATTGTCAGGGGCGCCTGCTCTTTGGTGGAAGTCATGCTTTGCCCTACATGATAAACGGATCAATGACCAATAATCAATACAGTTTCAGAAAAACCAGTCAAAACCTGGATGACGAGGCTCTTGAAATTCCGGCCGATACTGACGGAGCTTGCGAAATTCGGCGTATTTATGCCATGGAACGCTTCTTCGTTCTGACTAATAAAGGCATATTTGCTGCAAAAGAAATGCCTTTAACCCCAGGAGCAATCCTTAACAAACAAACTGATACGCCTTGCGCTCCTATCCGCCCCCGGGAAATTGACAGCGCTATGGTCTATGTTACTCAAAATTCCGAGGGGATCAATCAAACCGTTGCCAGCTTGACTTACACATACGAAAACGAAAAATATAAAACTGATGATCTGGCGTTTCTGGCCCCGAGCGTCATGCGTGAACCTATTAATATTGACGTCAGACGTTCAATTAAACGAAATCACGCCACCTATTTATTTGTTATAAACAAAGACGGTACTTTGGCTGTTTTGAACACCAAGCAGAGTCAAGGCCTTAATGGCTGGAGTTTATGCTCCACGGACGGAAAATTTCTGGACGTCGCCGTTATTAATGACATAACCTATTTTGCCGTTGAAAGGACAATCAACGGACAAAAAAAATATTTTTTGGAACATTGGGACGATAATGCCAGACTTGACCTCGGCGTTACATTATCCGCCGAATCTCCTAAAAAAGAATGGACTGACGAAAAATTGGCGGTTTTCAACGGGCAAAAAGTCGGCGTCTATGCCGACGGCCTCCCGTATGGCTATGCTGTCGTTGAAAATTCCCGCCTGGAATTAACCTATGCCGCAGAAAACATAGAAGTAGGCATTCCCTTTGATTGGGAAGTTGAAACTATGCCGGCGGTTGTCGAAACCGAAGATTTTTCTCTTGTCGGACATCGTTATCGCGTACCGCTGGCGAGTGTTCAGCTTAAAGATACTGCCGGCATAAATATAAACGGGCAGCAGGTATGCAATCGCTTCTTTGGCCGAGATTCCTGGGACAAAGAAAATATTTTGATTAATGGCACAAAATCAATCAGGCAAATCGGCTGGTTTGGCGACGCAATCGGGCGCGAAGCAACAATTCGCTGCACCGGTACATCTTTACAGCCGGCAACGATTTTGTCCGCAACAATGGAGGTTTTATACTAATGGGAGCTACAGCCCCAGCAATCACTTTGGCCGTCGTAGGTGCCGCCGCCGGCGCCGGAAGTGCCTATATGTCCGGAAAAGCAGAACGGGACACCTTGAAACAACAATACCAAATGGAACAATACAACGCCCAAATGGACAAAGCAGAACAGGAACTTGATCTGGCCCGGCAGGACAAATTATTGCAAAAACAGTTAGCCGAAAGCATGGCGACGACAAATAACTTTTTCGGCGGGTCATTGGAGGGTGACGCCTATAAACTTCTTGAGGGCGACTTTGAGGAGGGACAGGACGAAACCCGCGCTATCCGCTCACAAGAAACGTATTTGCAAAATAAATACATAACGACCGAAGCAATCCGCCGCAAAAACTATAATCGCAATATGCGTAATAATGCTATTGCCACCGGAATAAACATGGTCAGCGGCGCTATATCCGGAGGAAGCTCCGGATATAGCGCGGGAAGCGCTTTCGGAAACGGCGGCGGTAATACAAAAAATAAAGGATAAAAACCATGCCAGCACCAAAAGCAAATGTTACCGGAAAATTTACAGGAAGCTACTCAAGTATTGGGCGGAATTTTCAAGCACAGGGACAAGTTTACAACGGAATTGGCCGCGCTACCGAGAATCTGTTTAACTCCATGCTGCAAGCGGCTGACACCTATATAAAAGAAAAAAGCAAAGAAACTCCGGAAGAACGGTTGTTTAAGCTCCAAAAAGAACGCGAAATTAACTCAAAAATAGCCGAAGACGGGGCTATATTTCGCTATGATCCGGACGGCTTTTTATCACAAGGGCAAAAATCAAAAGCCGATTTCTTAAAAGATATTCCGGAAGAACAATGGAACTGGGCCAATGAAACCTTTGAACGGAGCTTGACCCGTTATCACTCGGTAATTACCAATAACCAAACGATGTTAAACCGCCAGAAGCAGCTGGCAGCATTTAATCAAGCCGGAGAAGAATACAAAAACCAGGCCATGGCTGCAGCGGCCAACGGCGATTTAAAAACCTTTGCCGAGGCTTCTGTTAAATGGCGGGAAAACGAAGAATATATGTTTAATAACGGTTTTCTTGACGGAAATGTCAAAGTCAGACGAGCCAAAGAGTTTACCAATATCGGAGTTATTCAGCAAAATTTATTTGCCGCCAAACAGTTATTCGGAAACGATGAACGTTTAAGCGATTTTATTAAAAACATAGACAATTCAAAAAATTACACACCAGAGCAAAAGCACAGCATTAAGAACAGTATTTTGTCTGAATATAACTCCTGGCATGCGCTCAATAAAGTTCAGGCCGCTGATACAATCAAGGCCGCCGACTTTGGCATTCAAGCCTTTGCCATGGGAATTGAACCAGCCGGTTTTGATTTTGATAAAACTCTGGCCAGCCTGAAAGCCTCCGGACAAAACGAAAAAGCCGCCCAGCTCGAAAGTGCCTTTAATATTAAAGAAGAAATGCGCAGCTTCTCCCAACTGTCGATCGGGCAAATGAACGAAGAATTGAAAAGACTGAAAAAAACGGCAACAGACAAAGAAGATCTAAGCCGAATTAAAGTTTTAGGACAGCTGGCAGCAACCGCAGAAAAAGAAATTGGCGAAGATCCCCTGGCTTTTGCTGAAAAGCACGGTGTTATCCAAGAAAATCCTCTGGATCTGACAAAACCTGAAAGCTTTAATAACCGGCTGAAAAATGCCGCCTTTTTGCAGCAAAAATATCAGCTCGACTATATGCCGGTTGTCAAAAAAAGTGAAGCTGAAGACATAAAAAAAACCATTGCGAACATGGGAGCCGAAGAAAAAGCCGGCACCTTGGCGCTGCTCAATAACGCTTTCGGCGAAAATGCCAACCAAATATTTGAAACCGTTTCTCCGGATAATCCGGAGTTTGCCGTTGCCGGAAAGATATTCCAAAGAAACCCGCAAACAGCAATCAATATCATTGCCGGAACTGAAATCGCTGCCAACGAAAAAGGATTTGCGCCTACCCAAAATATTGCGCTGCACAACGCTTTTGGAAAACTAGACCAAGCTCTAAGCAATTTCTCTCCGGAAGACGTCGGCAAGATCAAAAAAGCTGTCGTTGCCCAGATGACCTACCTTAACAAAAAGAACAATCTTTTTGCTGACGGGGACGCTATCGACATTGATAAAACCCAGACCGCCGACGAAGCGATTGAAAATATTTTGGGCGGCAAAATTGTCAGAATGTCTGTCGGCGATAAATGGTTTGGCGACCGTTACTACACCGTTTTGCCGGAAAATACCGATCAAAGCGACTTTGAAGAATGGTTCAAAAACATTAAAGACGACGACATCAAAGAGGCGTTCGTTGACGGAAAGCGTATTCATGCGCAGTCAATATTCAATACCGGAACTTTAAACTACGATGAAAACAACCGCTACACCGTAACCGTCAACGGCGAACTTGTCCGCCATGCTGACGGAACGCCGCTATATTTGAAATACGAGGCCCAAAAATGACTTTGTTTTCGCAAAAACGATCCTATCATACGCTTTTTGTCCCCGAAATAAATCCGGACAAGGCCCAGGATTATGAAAAAGATTTTAGCGAAAGTTTTTTGGACAACTGGCATTTTCAGACCTACACCGGTAACAGCTACAGCCGGACAGACAATTTACACGACGAATTCGAGAAAGATATTGCAGAAATTGAACAGAAAACCGGTCAAAAGCTCAAAAATCCCTACAATTCGGCTTTTGAAGAATTTTTCATTGAAGACGTCGCCCTTGGTCTGGTTGACGCCGCCACGCGTAATCCTTTTAATCCCAAAAGCAGCCGCTTCCACCCGGAAAATGTTGCTAAGCGTGAACAGGAACGGCTTGATAAATATTACAAAAAAGTTAATGAACTCAAAATAAAATATCCGGAACTAAAAGCAAGAGATCTGGAAACAATAAAAAAAGACATTAAAGAACACGCTCTGGAACTTTACCAAAAAGTTAATGACGGCCGGGACTCCTCATGGCTCGGAGATTTTCTCGGATCAGCTGCCGGCTCTGTAATAGACCCTATCAATCTTGCGGCAACACTCGCGACCGGCGGCGGAAATACTGGAAAAGAAACCATAGCCAAGGCCTTAGGTAAAACCGCCTTAGGCGAATTTATCGTTAATTCCGGAATAGAAGCCGTCATTCAGCCAAGTGTTTACGAATATAAAAAAGAGCTTGATATTCCCTACAGCAAAACAGAAGCAGCCTTAAATGTTGTCGCGGCCGGTACCGGCGGCGCAATTATCGGTACCGCAGCAAAAGCCCTTAACCTAACAGGGAAAGAATTGCTCGGCCGCTACAAGAAAGCTGTTGCCAAAGGAGAAAAATTCGACGGCAAAACCAAAGAAGCCGCTGCTTTGCTTGAAGACCAAGTTCAATTTGACGACTGGGCTGACGCAACCAGCCCCTATGGCACTGATATTGAGGGAAGCATTTTGCACAAAAAACAAATTCTTGCCGAAATGCAACGGTTAACACAGGAAGAAAGCGCTTTGTCAAAAGGCTATGACCGCATTGCAGAAAATCCGGCCGGAAATGCAATGGAAGTCTTAGCCGAAATAAAACCTGAAGATATGGAAAAAATCTGGGTAAACCGCGGCGGCTATGCCGGAAATAACGGTGTAACCGGTTCTGGCTTCGGTATGGTTAAATTTATCTTTAAGCACGGAGAAAAAGGCAGCAACGCCGCGGCTGTTACAAAAGCAGACGTTATCGGCTTTCCTCGTATTGTTCGGGATTTTGAGCCAATAATTAATGATATTTATGGCAGTAACAGAACTTGGAGTGTCAAGCGGGCTGACGGCCGCCAGGTTATTTATGCCGATCGCGTTTTTAATGAAGACGGAGAACGGCACCTTGTCACAATTCACGTTGTCGACAAAGACAGTCATAAACTCAAAGATATATTTTCGGAAGAAAAGAGCCGCCGGGAAGCTAAACCCGCTCACACAAAGGATACTACTCAAGAGCCTTACTATCGGTCAAATGAGAGTTCGGCCGAAGCCTCTGCTCCAAAGTCCCGTTTTCACGACGGCGGCGACCCTATGGCTGATAATATAATACCGGAAGCCCCAAAAGTCAATGATTACGACAATTTAACCTTAGAAAGCCTGGAGAACGATATTGACGCCGACGCTTCTCTCTCGGCTAACGATAAAGCTTTGGCACGCCAAGAAATCGAAAAAATGCGCAGGGAAGAAAACTGGGACAATGAAATTATCGACTGCATTTTGGAGTTTAAGCAAAAATGAGTGTTGGAAAATGTATCAGAGGCAAAATGGCTAGCGGCACTATATCCGAAGAATACGGAAAAGAGCTGCTGCAAAAAATTGACGAAGTCGAAGAAATGTTAAAAGAGTTTCCCGAACTTGAGGGAAACAAAGCCTTTGACGACATGGTAAACCGCGTCAAAGAATGGCAGATAAACAAAAAAAGGTATTATATCAAGGCAAAAGAAGCAGAAAATCGGATTGTCAAGCAGGCAAAAGCCCATAAAAAAGGCTATATGGACGGATTATGTTCGACACTCACTCACGATTTGGCCGGACGAGCTGACGGCCTGAATGTTGAAAAACTGGCCGAAACCGTCCGGGCACAGTCTTTCGGCGAAATGCCGACCGTTGCCCTTAATATGACTGCCGGCAGATTAAGCATGAAACGAAATATTGAGGGCGGTGTTAAATTTATTCGCGCTTTGTTTGGCGATGAAAGCGATGAACTCGGCAATAAAATGGCCGAAGAATGGAAACTCGTTTCCGGAAAGATCCGCGACCGCTTTGTTAGAGCCGGCGGCGATATTGGAGAATTGAAAGATTGGAAAATTCCGACAACTCACGATTCCAGGCTAATTAACGACGTTACGCAAAAAGAATGGGTTGACTTTGTTTTTCCCCTGCTTGACCGCTCCAAGATGATCGACCGCAATACCGGTTGGCCAATGTCCAAAGATACGTTACGCCGCGCCCTCGGCGAAGCCTACGATACCCTGCGGACTAACGGACTTAACAAATATTCCAACAAAAATGTGCCACTGGCCGAAAAATATTCCGGCAGCCGCTTTTTGCACTTCAAAGACGGTGACAGCTGGCTGGCCTACAATAATCGTTTTGGAAATGGCGATCCTTTTCAGACCGTTGGCCAGTATGTTAATAACATGGCCAATGACATTGGTTTTATGGAAGTTTGGGGGCCGGATCCGGAAGCGCTGAAAGACCGTATAATCAATATGGCCAAACATGAAGCTGCTATGCAGGATAATAAAACCGCACTTAAAACCATTAAAAACGCTGATTATTTTCAGCGAATTTGGGACGAAGTCAGCGGAGAAAGTTCCATTCCGGTACAAACCAGGCTCAGATTTGCCCACTTTAACTCCGCTGTCCGGAATCTCTTAATGTCGGCACAACTCGGCAGCGCCTTTCTGACGCAGTTATCCGACGTCGCGACCAGCCTTTGGACAGCTCGTTTTAACGGACTTTCTCTTAAAGAGATTCCTAAAAACCTCTTTTCTCTTATGATCAGCAATAAAAAGCGCGATTTCGCCATGCATTTAGGCCTCGGTGCTGATGAGATAGCGACTATTTTGGCCGGACGGAGCGCCGGCTCAACCCGCTTTTTGGGTGATATTATTCCGCAGCAGGGTTGGAGCGGACGCGTTGCCGCGACCGTTATTAAAGCCTCTCTACTGGAGCGTATGACTATGGCAGGGAAAAAAGCTTTTTCTTTAGACTTCGTCCACACCTTAGCAAATAACGCCGACACACAATTTGATAAATTAATCAAACCGTTACGCGATTGTTTTGAAAGATATGGTTTAACCAGCAAAGACTGGGATATTATCCGGAAAAGCAAATTTGATGACTTGGACGGTGCAAAATACGTCAATCTTATTGAACTCTCAAAATCCGGCCATGTTGATGTTGCCAACAAACTTTCCAACCTGATTTTCACGGAAAGAGATTTTGCCGTTATCGATACAGACGCCCGAACACGCGCAATTATGCTACAGGGCCACAAACGCGGAACATTTATGGGAGAAATGCTGCGTTACGGCGCTATGTACAAAACATTTCCGGTTACGATTTTGACACATCACGTCAGCCGCATGATCGATATTGAAAGCTGCGGCAGCAAACTTGGATATGCCGGCGGCCTTTTCGCCGCTATGACGTTAAGCGGTTATTTTACATTACAAGCTAAATTGCTTGTTAGTGGTAAAAAACCAGCTAAAGCCGACAAATGGAACACCTGGCGCGACGCTATGCTTGCAGGAAGATCGGAAGAGCGTCGTGTAGGGAAAGAGTG